GTATTTGATATACCAGTTGCTGCAACTGCGGCTGTGCCTAATCCTAATGTTGTTCTTTGAGCAGCGGCATCTGCATCATCAAGCAATGCTTTACCTGCCGTTGTTAAATCATATGTTGATGCAGTTCCAGATCCAGTAAATTGTATACCTTTATCTGCTGCTGATGTTAAACCAGCTAATGCCTGTAGTTCTACATCTAATCTTGCATTTGCTACAGTTCCAGATAATTGAGAAGCATCAATGGTTTTATTTGTTAATGTTTGTGTGCCAGTATCTGAAACTAAAGTTGCGTTTGCATTGCCTATTGTGCTGCCACCGGGCAGTGTTAAAGTGTTTGTGGCTGCCACACTGTGCGGCTGTGGTGATATAGTTTGTGCGTGATTATTACTTACTTCACAATATAATTTAAGTTGACCAACAGCACCACTGTTACTTCTAAGCTCTATTACCCCACCATTAACTGTAAGATCATCTCCTACAGCTAGATCTGCACTTACCGATGTCAAAATTGCATTACCACTTGCATCTAAAAACACTGACTTAGATGCTGGTATTGTACAGAATATAGTTTTTGTACCAGAACTAAAATTAACTGCGCTGTCACTATTAGAACTACTTATCACTGTTGTTCTGGCCAGTGTTGAAGAGTCACTATTTAATGTTCCTAGTCCTACTTCAAACTCTGCTGATCCCGGTAGAGTAACCGCATAGTATGTTGTGTTAGAATTACCAACACCAGCACCAAAAGTCTCAAAGCCTGTAACTGCGCCAGCTAAAGTAAATGTGCCAGTACCAGTTGTGGTTGTTGTTTCTTTTACTCTGTCGTTTAGTACTAATGCCATTATTTAAGCTCTATTGTTAAGTTGCCTGCATTTATTCTAAATATATCACCGCTTGCTATTGCCTTACTTGCATCTAATGCACCAACAAATAATATGTTACCACTGCTAGATGCATCTGCAATAAATACATGTGTTATTGTATTGTTTGTTCCGCCAGAGGCTGGAAACTCAATATTAGATGCATTTATCGCTGTCTGTGTGTCTGTAGAATCAGATCCTATAGTTGTCCAACTGGAAGCACCTACTTGCTGTCTTGCATAGTTTGTGAAGGTTGCCTCTGTCAAAGAACCTGTCTCTGCTGCGCTTACTGCTGTTGCAAGTCCTACATAAATGCTGTCTCCCGGACTAGAAAAACTGAGAGAGTTATTTTTAAATATAAAATGTAACAATCTTCTTTCTAGATAATTGGTCGCTGCGTTTGCTGTTGCCATATTCTACTCCTATGTTCTCTGCGCTCTTGGTAGACCCTCAGAGTAAGCATCAGTATTTTCTCTTGCCTCTCCGTAATCTTTAAGTCTTGTTAATTGATCCATAAACCTTTTCTCATATTGTTGTATCAAATCAGGCTCACCCTTCATAAAAATATACGCATCTACTAACGAGCCAAACAATAATGCAAATGGTGCATTAGTGCTTAACCATGTTGTGCCACTATCTGCACCAGCAGTTAAGCTAGTTGGTCTATAATAGTAATGTAATTCTATTGCATAATTGGAGTTTGGGGTAGGGCCAACGATAAAATTATTTGCATCAAACTGTGCATAAAATCTTGGCTTGGCTGTAGAGGACGAGGCATCATATGCTTCTTGTATGAAGTTTACATCTTTTTGTAAAAGGAATGACTCACTGCCTGCTGTAGTGATTTGAAATGAAAAAGATGCTAAGTAATCTGTTGGTATTGTTACAAACTTATCACTTGTTGTTAATGCTGATGTAACATTCTTTCTAAATATCTCTAGGTCAACATTCTTAAATATTCTTTCTTCGGCTGCTTTTATAAAGTCGGATAGATGATTTACAAAAGATGTTTCTGAATTATCAGTATAATCCTGTATTGCTGTTTTTAACTGCGCAAATGTAAAGCTCATCTAAGCCTCCAAAGTAACTGGTCCTACTGTGGCAAACACCCCACCACCTGTAATTGATCCAGAGGTAGATTCCGCAGCAACAGTAATAGTATATGTATCATCTGTTAATTTAGTTATAGCATATCCTGTAGCTAAATTAAAGTTTGCGGCTGTTAAACCATCAAAACCCAAACAGTTTCTAAATCTAACAACATCAGATGTAGATCTTCCATGATTTTTTTCTGTAACTGTTACGACAGTGTTTCCTCCAGCAGGAGCGGCAGTTGTGAATGGATTAACCAACAATAATCTTTCTGTTGCAGGCTCTACCCTATCTGGCCTTGCGTCTTTTATAGATTGTGGGTCATTAAACTTCATTCTACCTATAAAGTTTTGCGGATGGTCTGGATCGACTACATCTATGCCAACACGCAACCCAGTTTTACTGCCATTTCTGTATTCAAACACTAAGTCTTTTAAATCGTATCTAAATCCTGTTTTGTCACATATTCCATATGCATTTCTACCTGATGAATAACTCATTTCTTTTCTTTCTTAGATTTATAAAAATATTCTTCACTATCTCCAAATCTTTCTAATTTATTCTCATTTTCTACCTGATAATAATATGTGCTAACTTTAAAATCAGGTGTTAATGGTTCTGCGGGTGTTAAGCTGTTGTCGTATATTCTAGTTCTATTATTTGGATACAAACAGTACTGACCATTTTCTAATTCTATAATATTATGTGACTTATGCTCTTCTGGTGTCTCGCTAGTGCTAAAATCAACTGTATCTATATCACCATGATAATTATCTAGTGTTGCAACATAAGATCCTTTGACTGAACCTGCATCTCTCGTATACACCTCGTAACTCATAGACCCTATAAATTGTTTTTGTATACATGTTACATTGTAGTCCATACAATTCCAAAACTGTAAATTATATAAAGGCAAATCAGGGTTAGGTGTTTTAGGCTCACTAACAAAAGCACTTATAGGTAACTTATCAAACATTGCACCGTATTCTGGCAAGTATGTCTCAAAGTAAAAAGCTCTACCCGGTAAGGACTTACAAGATATCCATACACCTTTCACAAACTCACCATGACCATCTTCATGGTCTCTTAAGTATTCTTTTCTTACCCACAAGTTTATTGCAGGCAAATTACATATTAATCTCGACACTATAAGTTACCGTTAACTTTTATCTCATTCTAAAACTTATACCTCTATCAGCCATTCCGCCACCACGCATTTTCATGACTTTGCCGCCTTTTTTCATAAAACCCATTTTATTGCGAACTTCTGTAGGTAATTTACTAAGACCCTTGCCTTTATTACCTTCTGGCACTGGTTTTAAAGAACCACCACCTGCATAGCCCATAGATTTTTTATTCATCATTCCGCCACCCATTTTCTTTTTTACATTTTTCATGGCTTCTTGATTGGCTTTTGCAGTTCTTTTACTAAAATCTTTATTTAAAGATTGTGTTTTATCAGCTCTAAATGGATCTTTTTTTGGCTTTTTCTTAGCAACAATCTTAATAGGCATTAGGCTCTCCTTGCTTTTCTTCTTGCTATTCTACCAGCGGCACCAGCTAACTTCTTCTTCTGTGCTGGTTTTACTGCCATTGCTGGTCTTTTCTTTGGCAAAGCAACTTTAGTTGGTGTTTTCTTTGTTGACTTTCCTGCCATCTTAGCCATCTGCGTTTTGGTCATTCCAGAGTAAGGGCCTCTTCTGGATGTTCCTACATCTTTCTTTCTACTCATTAAACCTGTTGCTGAATATGGTAGTTGCAATGTTGCACCAGCCCTAATCTTGTTCATGTCTGTTATTTTAGGATTTGCAGCTTTTAATTGTTTTAAGGTAAATCCTTTACTTTTTGCTATTTGTGATAATGTATCACCGCTTTTGATTTTGTATTGTGGCATTTTTACGCTCCATAAAATGTGTTATAGGGTACAAATCTAGCAGAGGCACTCTCAGTATCTTCGCCTGCTGCAAGCTCAAATTGAAACTCATACTCTTGTTTCAACGCTGTGACCCTTGATGCTAACTCAGGGTCTTTCATGGCTACATAGTAAGCCAATCCCGATACCAAACAAGGAACAAACCTTGGTGGTATAAATGATGTTGTTGTCCCATCTATTCCCGATGACATCCCATCAATTCCCACAACTCGAAAGAAAGATAGGGTATATGTGTCTTGATTATCTGGAACTGGGTACATTGTTACTGTTACTGAACCTGCTAATCTTTGTACAAATATTTGTGTTGGTTTACCTTGTGTGTTCTTTGAGGATATCTGAGCAAATGTTGAAACACTTATTCTTGTAAGATTTGTATCTACCTGACTCGTTCCTGTCCCTGTCCTTATCGTATGCTCAAGCAAATCAACTGTATCTGATGGCATGGTATATGTTGCAGTTCCAGAACTTAAAGACAATGTTCCTGATGTTATTGTCCATAAATTAAGACCTCTGTTTTGCCATTCCATAGTAAGAATGTTAAAACTTCTTCTTATATTTCTTAAATCATTACCAGTTCTCATTTCAGAGCCTGCTCTAAGATAAGCCTCTTCAAACAAGTCTGGTAGATCTGGTACTACTACTGCCATTTATTTGACCTTTCTATAAGCTCTCGTCTTTCTTGCAATCTTCTTTGGCTGTTTAGATA